GTAAAGTACCCCTATCCACCCATGTCAAGTAGGTATCGACAATGAGCGCCAGCTACGACCTGTTCTGCCGCTGGAAGCATGTGCAGAAGATCCAGAGTGACAACGCTGGGGCTCTTGCGCTGGGCGTGTCCCGAGCAACCGTTTCCCTCTGGAAACAAGGGAAAAATGCCGAAATCCACTACGTCGAGCGGATGGCAATTGAGATTGGCGACAGTCCGGAAATGTGGTCTGCGGTTGTAATGGCCGAACGGAGCAATTCGGAGCCTGAGAAGGCCGCTTGGAAGCGAATTGCGCAAAAGTTGGCCGCTGTGGCCATGACCCTACTGCTGGGGGTCGGCCTCGCCTCTCCTCGCGATGCACAGGCCGCTGTAGGTCATTCCGCGACGGACCCTGTATACATTATGCGAAAACGTGGTGCTTATGGAGGTGTTGCGTCTTCCGGGATCTTGTCGAGGTTTGACTGCAACAGCAACCTGACAAAAGGACCACCGCCTCAACGCGCTTCTTATTCTGATCGACTCACCAAAGATGACGTATGCCTTTGGAGTCATCTATGAGCGAGATGAGCAGGCTCCGAAGAGGACTACCCTATCCCGTCTGGGTTGGACCGCTCGGAGTGGCGCAGACTGGCCGCGGGTAGAAGAGACAAGCGACCTCAGCTTTCGATCATCGTCGGACGACACGGGCTCCACGTCGAGCTTGTCCACAGTGACGGCAATGGCGTCTATTTTCAGCCCTATCAGTAGGGGCGTTGGTCCGTCTGGTAAGGAGTATCCCTCGCGCTGCCCCAGCCCCAGTAGAGGGTTGCGACGGCGGCTTTTCTTGCTTCCAATAAGCTTCCCCTCTAAGCAATACTCTGGGCTGCTATTGGCATAA